TGTTCAGTCTAAAGATTTTGATAGACTATTAGTAATAGGTATTCAAAATGGAAGAGGCTATAAAATAAATCCAGAAGCAGAGAAAGTTATAGCAAAATATTATCAAATATTACAAAATAAAAACAAGAAAATTGATGTTAATCTTGATGTAGAAGTTTCAGAAAAAAGTCTTGAAACTAGGTCAACACAGAGCTATAATACAAAGAAGTCAACCATAAACCAATTGAGGAACCTATGAGCAAAGTCAAGAAGGCTAATAAATTTAGCGAAGATGAAGTTAGTAATTCTGTGGTTAGCAAATATGGAGATGTAGTAAGAAGTGGTACTGAAGTTTTACAGAATATCAATAATCTTAATGTTATTAGTATTTCTCCAGCTTTAGATATAGCCCTTGGCGGCGGCTTAAGGGAAGGCTCTGTTGTTGTTATGACAGGTGATCCAAAAAGTGGTAAAACAACCACAGCTTTACACTTTGCCGCTAAGTGTCAGAAAAAGAATAAAAGAGTTATTTATATTAATACTGAAGGCAGATTATCCAAACAAAACTTTGATGGCATTAAGGATTTAAGCTCTGATAATATTATTATAATAGAATCAACAGATGAGAGAGTTCTTTCGGCAGAAGACTTTTTAAATATTACTGAATATTATATCAATAATGATCCCGGCTGTTTAATAATTGCTGACTCATTATCTAACATGGTTCCAGCCGTTGAACTTGAGGGCGAAGTTAGAACTGGTGTTAGAAATGCTTTACCAAGACTATTATCAATGTTTTTTAAGCGTATTAGTGGCACACTAATGAAAAATAAAACTATCCTCATTTGTATAACACATAATATAGCTAATACCGGCGGTTCTCCATATGCACCACAAAAAATGGCAGACTGTGGCAACATGTTGCAATACCAAGCTGGAACTAATATGGTTATTACCCATAGGGGAAAATGGCAAGTACCAAAGGATACTGGTCAACACGTTGGTCAAATTGCAAATTGGTCTATTAAAACTTCTAATGCTGGCGGTAGACCTAATAGTACAGCGGAAGGTTGGATTAGATATGGTATTGGGGTAGATGAAATACAAGAAATTATACAGATTGCTTGTGAGTTTAGGCTTATCAAGGCGGCTGGTGCTTGGTATACTATACAATGTGCGGTAGATGAGCCAGAAAATCCTATTGTTTCCAAAGTGCTAGAAGAAAATAAAATAGGAAAGACTCCAGATGAAATAGAAAGATTTTTTAAGTTTCAAGGCGTAAACAATGTAGCTGAATTTTTAAATAGTAATAATTCAATTTCTACATTCATTTATCATAAAATCAAAGAGCTAAATAAATGAGGTTAATGTTATATGTTATTAAATTTACACAGTTTAGTAAAAAAATATGATCTTAAAATTTCTGGAGTTGTGCATATTGGCGCACATTTTGGAGAAGAGTATGATTTATATAAATCTTTACAAATTAATGAAATGCTTTTTTTTGAACCGGCAAAATCTAATTTTCAGCAATTGGTATCTAGAGTTCCAAAAGAATTATGTATCAATAAGGCTTTAGGGAACTATCATGGAACTGCTTTTATGAACATAGAAACTGCAAATTTGGGTCAATCAAATTCAATATTAGAACCAGAATTACATTTGCAGCAATATCCAAATATTATATTTGAAGGTAAGGAAGAGATTGATGTTACAATGCTAGACTCATACGAAACTGATAAGTTCAATCTTATTAATATGGATGTTCAAGGTTATGAACTTGAAGTACTTAAAGGTGCTACGAAGACATTAAATCATATTGATTACATAATATCCGAAGTCAATATTGATAACGTATATACAGACTGTGCAAAGTTACATGAGGTTGACGCTTTTTTAAGAGATTTTGGATTTAACAGACTAGAAACTAATATGGCTGGGACAACTTGGGGTGACGCATTTTACGCTAAAAATAATTTATGAAAATCACTGGAATAAATGGCAAAGAATACACATGGAATCTAACAGGATATGATGTTTTTAATGATGACAAGCGTAAGCGATCTAAATATCATGTACGGGCTAGAAACTTACTAAAAGAAATCTACAATAGTTATAGAATATTAGAAGAAGTAAAGTTACCAGGAAGTACAGCCTTGCACAGAAAATCTGTGCTATACCTTGACTTTTACATTCCTTCTATTAAACTAGGAGTTGAGGTTCATGGAGAGCAGCACTATGAGTACAATCCATTCTTTCATAGAAGCAAAGCAGACTTCATAAAAGGACAAGTTCGTGACGATGATAAGATAAGCTGGTGTGAGTTGAATGGAATCGAATTGATAACCCTAAAATATTCAGAAAGTGACAATGAGTGGCGAAAAAGAATTAAAAGCGTCTGAAAAACTAGCAGAACATATATCATCCATTAATGAGTATATTAATGCTAGTAATACTAAATTTGCTTCTTTTAGAGAAGAGTATTTACTAGTATCAGATCTATCATTAGACCAATTACAGAAATATTCACAGCAGGAATTATTTGATGCTGCTTATTTAATATATGGGTATGCAACATATATCCAAGATGAAATTAATAAGAACAAAGTAGCATTAAGCTGGTGTCATGATCAGATGGAAAAATTGATTGTTAAACATAGTAATGAGTTTGGTCAATATACTAAACACGAATCTAAAAAACATATATTATCACAAAGTAATTCTTATGCAGCATCTTTAGAAAACATGAGAGAGGTAGCAGAAGCTAGACTGCAATCTTTAGATGGAAAAGTATATGAATTAAAACGCAAGGCCGATATACTGTTAGAAAAGGGGAAAAGACAATGAGTTTTGATGATTTCTTAGCTTCACTATCAAGTGAGCAAAAAACTAAGTTAATGGAAGCACTCATGAATCAGAAGGATGAACAGCTATTACAACCAAAGCCAGAGCCTAAGATAGAAACAAATAAAAGAATTAATAATTCATCTTCAGTTGTAGTAGATGAAAACTTTATAGTTAAAAAAGTCGAGAATAATAACACTAATAATAGGAGAAAAGAACCCGTGAAAGGTAGAAAAAACAACTGGGTAGATAACGGCGAGTTTAGAGATATAGAAACTCCAGAGTTTGAGCGAACTCCTAGGCGAAGAGAAGCCGCAAAAAAGGTGGATCTAGAATGTCACGTTTGTGGCAAAGTATTTAAGGCTGATCCTAAGTTTGTGTATGGAGAATTTCATCGTTGCAATAGGTGTACTGGTAAGTAATATGGAGACAAAATTAACTGATATAGGTTCAGAAAGAGCCGTGCTAGCTGGCATACTACAGCATGGAATAGATGGATATATTGCTGTATCTAATTTGATTAACAGTGAAACTTTTGGTCATATTAACAATCAAGTTCTATATAAGTGCATAGAAAAGATTATTGCTAATGATCAAAAGATAGATATACCATCTATATTATCATCTGCCACTCAGTTAAATTTGTCAGATAGTCTTAACACTCCACAAGAACTGAAATATATAAAGTCATTATTTGATTTCCCAATCAGTAAAGATAATATATTCAGTTTTGCAGTACAGATCAAGAAGTTTGAATTTGCACGTAAGATCAAAAAGTTAACATCTAAAATACATAAAGATGTTGATGATATTACTGGTACTGAATCTATCAATGAAATTATACAAATATTAGAAAATCCAGTAATAGATTTCTTAAGAGAAGATGACGGCGGTGAAAATCCAGAGAAAATTGGTAAGAACATTCAAGATTATGTAACATTTCTTGAAAACAATAAGTGCGATATAATAGGTATTCCAACTGGCTTCAATAAATACGATGAAGCTATAGGTGGTGGATTAAGACGTAAGTGCGTTGATCTAGTATCAGCTAGGCCCAAGGTTGGTAAAAGCGTATTCGCTGATAATGTAGCACTGAATGTGTCTAAGCGTGGAGTTCCAGTATTAATGCTAGACACTGAAATGTCCAAAGAAGACCATTTGAATAGATTAATATCTAATATTAGCGGTGTTCCTATTAATGAAGTTGCTACTGGTAAGTTCATTGATGATAAAGAAAAACACGCTAAAGTATTAGATGCTATTAAACAGATAGAATCTATACCATACAGTTACATTAGCGTTGCCGGTAAGCCCTTTGAACAAATATTAAATTTAATTAGAAGATGGGTGATGCAAGAAGTTAAAAGTGATGACACTGGAAAAACTAATGACTGTCTTATCATTTATGATTATTTAAAATTAATGTCATCTAATTCTATAACTAATAATATACAGGAATATCAAGCTTTAGGATTCCAAATTACATCATTGCATAATCTGTGCGTTAAATTAGATATACCATGCTTATCATTTGTTCAGCTTAATCGTGATGGCATAACTAAAGAAAGTACTGATGCGGTTTCTGGATCGGATAGATTGATATGGTTATGCACATCATTCTCAATATTTAAAATTAAATCTCCAGAAGAATTAGCAGAAGATGGTCCAAATGCTGGTAATAGAAAATTAGTACCTATAGTTTCTAGGCACGGTGCTGGTTTAGATGATGGAGATTATATAAATATGATTATGAGCGGATCACACGCCAAGTTAAGGGAACTTAAAACTAGGAACGAATTTAAAAATCAGCCAGTTGGCGATACGGGATTAATTGATTCGGACGCTTTAAATAAAATAAAACAAGATGAACTTACAAATAACT